GCCCATACCGAAGGGATTATAAAGCGGAGTTTCAAGAGGGGCAGCTATTTGCCCTACGCGCGCGGACGCAAGGTGCACTGGAGCAGCGCACCGGGTATGCCGCCAGCGGTGGACACTGGCCGGTTGCGTTCTAGCATTACGTTCCAGTGCTCTGATGGGAGGGGTGATGCCGGCAGTGCCGGCGAGGATGGGGTTAGGACTCCCTCAGCTCCGCCGTTGAAGCCGGCGGTTGTAATCGGGACTAATGTTAAGTACGCGCCTCGCCTGGAGCTGGGTACGAGTAAGGTGGCAGCGAGGCCGTTTCTGCGCCCGGCGCTGTGGAACAATAAGGATACGTTGTTCAGCGTGTTTCAGAAGTATTCCAAGTAAGGGGGCTCACACACTGTGGGGTTAGATGCTTTCAGAGCAGCAGTATATACTAGGATATCCGGGTCGGTGTTAGCAACGGCGGTGGGCAACCGGTTTTACTATGACCACGCCATTGAGGGGGCGGCGATGCCTTACCTGGTGTGGCTGTTTCCGAACTTTGGTTCGGACTGGGATTTTTCATTCAACTACGAGAACGTGGTTATACAGGTGAACATGTTTGACGCCGGTTCTAGTGCGGCCCAGTGTGCCGCTGTGCAGGCGTCGTTACATACCTTGCTTGACCAGTCAGCTCTGGCTGTGACCGGATATACTTGTTATGGGATGAACCGGGACTGGGCACGGCCACCGGAGTGGTTGCCAGAGGAGCGGGCATGGATGGCAGTGACGGAGTATTCGTTTTTGGCTAAGGAGAACTAAGAGAGAGGGGGGCGTAGATAGAGTGCACTCAGCAAGTATGTTACGGATGGGGGCTTTTATTGATAAGTACCTTAGGGGCCGAAGCGGGTTGAGAGTGTTGGATGTCGGCGGTCAGGATATCAATGGCACATATAAGCCGTTGTTTGCCGACCATCGGTACGAAGCGTGCGATTGCCACCCTGGGAAGAACGTGCGCGTGGTGCTATCTGACCCGTATGACTGGATAGAGTACCCTGATTGCAGTGTTGATGTGGTTGTTTGCGGGCAGGTGCTTGAGCACTGCGAGTTTGACTACCTGATCGTCAAGCAGATAGGGCGTGTGCTGAGACCGGGTGGGTTAGCGTGCATTATCGTACCTGGTAGCGGGCCAAAACACGAGGAACCAGATTTCAGACGATACACAGATACGGCATTGCGACAGATAACAGAGATGGCCGGGTTGCAGGTGCTTGAGAGCGATACTGGTAGGGTGTACAGCAGATGGGGCGATATCTGTGTGGTGGCAATGAAACCGGCTTTGGAGGAGGCTGCAACTATTGTGAGAAAGCCTAAGGGTGGCAGCAAGTAACGCCGTTGTGTGCAAGGGAGAGAGGGGGTGGGCGTTTGGTATGATAAGGCTCAATTTGGGTTGTGGTAGGAATAAGTTCCCTGGTTACATTAACATAGATATAGAGGAGGCGGTGCAACCTGACTTGGTATGGGATGTGCGCGAGGGGTTGCCGTTCCGCGATGATGAGGTGCATGAGGTAAGGGCTTTCGACTTTTTGGAGCACGTGGACTCGGACAAAGTCATATTCGTCATTGGGGAGATCTGGCGGGTGTTGTGTCCGTTTGGGTTGTTCGAGCACCTAACGCCCAGCACCGACGGGCGTGGGGCATTTCAAGACCCGACGCACCGGAGCTTTTGGAATATTAATAGTTGGCTATACTATATGGACGACGCACATAGGGCGTTATATGGGATAGTGGCTAGGTTTACGGGCAGCAATATCGATGTGGTCACTGACCCGGTGCTCAAGATTGTCCATACGCATGGCAAGTTGTTCGCTGACAAGGGCGTGGTTGGGGGTGCGCAATGAAAGTGACCGTTATTCTGCCCTATATCCGACCGGAGAAGGCGCAACGTTGTATAGCAGCTATACGTGCCAACGCAGGCGTGCCAGACGATGACTATACGATTATGGTCGTTGAGGACACTGAGCGGGTTGGCGTGGCTACGATGGTCAAGCGGCTTGTGGATGCATCTACGACAGAGTTTGTTTGCTTTCTGGGTGATGATACCGTGCCACAGCCGGGGTTCTTGGCTGCTGCATTGGAGGATATAAAGCGATTCCCTGACAGCGTTGGCTTGGTTGCGTTTAATGACGGCACAGGTCGCCAGTTAGCTACACATTGGTTAGCTTCAAAGTGTATGTTGCCACTGGTGGGTGGGGAGTTTTTTAGTACCGCGTATAAGCACCTGTTTTGCGATAACGAGTTGACTGACCGTGCCACGTCACTGGGCCGTTATTACTATTCGCAGACAGCGGTGGTGCACCACGACCACCCGTTGCTTATGGGGCAGGCGCTCGACGATGCCGACGATGATTACAAACGTGTTTACGCCTCGGATGCTTTTAAGGCCGACCAGAAGACGTATCGTAGGCGCAAGATGGGCCGGCAAGGGTTCGGGTTGGCGCTTTGCCTGCCGTTGGTTGATAATATGGTGGGTAGCCAATTCGCAATCACGCTGGTGACGTTGGACATACCGGCGCCTGCACAGTTGATGGTGCCGAAGTATGAGGGGAGTACATTCCTACGTGATGTAGCCATAGCGCGGAATAACCTTGTTACACAGGCGTTGAATGCGGGTTGTAGCCATGTGGCGATGCTGGACACAGATCAGATATACCACGATCCGCAGACGCTGAAGAAGATGCGGGTGGTTATGGAGGAGACCAAGGCTGCTATGGTTGCTGCGCCGGTGCACCGACGCTACCCGCCCTTTGACCCTATTATGTACCGAGGGATGCCGGGGCGGTATAACCATGTGCCTGATAACGAATGTTATAGCGGCAAGGCAGTAGACGTAGACGCCGTTGGTTGTGGGTGCGTGCTGTATGATAGCAAGGTGTTTCTGGAGCTAGACCCACCGTGGTTTGAATTTCATGAGAAGGAAGGAGGTGGCGGACACGTAGGAGAGGACTTGTGGTTTTGTCATAGGATGCGGCAAGGCGGGTATCGGGTGGTGGTTGATACGTCTATAGTAATCGATCACTTGACAACTATGGCGGTTAACCGCCGGATGTACGAACTTTTTAAGTTGGCGCAGGGGCACGGTTTCCGCACGTTGCCAAGTGCAGAGACGGACTACCCTGGTCAAATGAGTATGTTGAAGGAGGATTAACATTATGGGACTTAAAGTAGGAAGAGATGCGGCCGTCAAGCTTGGGGCTTCCACTATCGTTGGCCAGGGGACGTGGTCAATGAATGGCATTACGCTTGACCAACTGGAAAGTACGAGCTTTGGTGATTCGTGGAAGAAGTTTGTGCTAGGGATGAGGGACGGTGGCACGCTGGGTTTCAATGGGTTTTACGATCCGGCTGACACCACAGGCCAAGAGGCACTGCTGAACTACCAGATTAACGGTACAGAGGTGACCAGCCTGCGCATGTACATTGATAACACGAGTTATTGGGAGCCGTGCCAGACTACGGGTTACTTCACGCCTCACGACGCGACTGGCAATGCTACCGTCAAAAGCTATGCACTCATTACGACCGCCAGTATTGGGGCGGATAAGAGTGGCCTTATGACCATTAGTTTTGAGGCTAAGGTGAGTGGTTGCATGGCGTTGGTGTAAACAATTTAGCAGGCGACTATGAGTGGGAGGGGGTTTATTATGCCGTTTGATATGGAGAATCTGAATCCGACTAAACGATTTTTTTGGGGAGATGATGAGCAGGAGTGGGTTGATTTGCGCCTGGTGCCGTCCGAGGTTGTTGAGGGTTTCCGGGCCAAGGCTGGTATCAAGCAACGCGTGGAGTATCGCACGTCGCCTAGGACCGGGCGCATTCAGCGCATTGAGTTCGTAGACAGCGGTGAGGATAAGGTTAACCAAGTGCTTGACGATATTAACGACGCTGCAATAGTTGACTGGCATCTGCTCGATCTGAAGGGTGCTCTGATACCGTGCACACGTGAAGTCAAGCTGCGATTGATCAAAAACAGTGTTCAGTTCGCAGAGTGGCTTCGAACGAAGCTGGAGTTCCTTCGAGGCGAGGAAGCCGGGCAGGTGCAAGAGCTTGAAAAAAACTGACTGACTACGTAGAACGCTTATTTAGTAAGCCCGACTGTGTGGTTTGTCGTCGCGTTCTACGTAGTCAAGAACCTAACTGTGCGGATTGCTTGCCAGAGCTGATGCGGGAGAATCTGTGGCCTGCCCGCCTGTTCGTGCTGGTGCAAGATCAGGTGATTGTGGCACCTATGGGCGGGGTTGTAGCATTGAACCACTTGGCTGTGTGGGAAGCTATTGATCGATTTGGGGTGCCTAAGTCTAAGCAGGTGTTGGTGTTTGAGTTGATTGTCAAGGCGTTTGCCGCGACTGTGTTAAAGAAGCAGTCGGAGCGGCTGGGTGAATCCGGCCACGGCAGCAAGCAGGATTATTCGGCTTTTGGTGGTGCGGTAGCAGTGGGGGAATAGAGGGTGTCAGAAGAACTAGGGACTGCTTATATACGTATTCAGGGCGACTTGGCGCCGTTGAGTAAAGACTTGGCCACAGCCAAGGCGAAAGTGGCTACTGCTGCCACGGGTCTGCGCTCCGAGCTTGGAGATGTGGGGTTTAAGGGTGCGGGCACGCAAGCTGACACGTTTGCCACAAAGGCTACTCAAGGACTGAGAAGCACGACTGGCGAGGCTGACAAGCTGGGCGGTGCATTCGGTGGCGTTGTTAAGCAGATTGGGTTCGCTGTAGCAGCTATGGCCACTTTTGGCACGGCCACTATGATTTTTACCCGTATTATAAAGTCTGCTAGTGATTTAGAGGAGACGACCAGTAAGTTCGATGTGGTGTTTGCTGGCCTTGAGGACAGGGTTGCGAGCTGGACGGAGGAGTTAAAGACTGGCTACGCAATGAGCACCAGAGAGGCTAAGTTCTTTTTATCCAGCATGCAGGATTTACTTGTACCGATGGGTATGTTGCCCGATAAGGCTGCTGATATGAGCTTTGCGGTGGCCAAGCTGGCAGCAGACCTCGGTAGTTTTAATAACTTACCGACTGAACAGGTGATATTGGATATACAGTCCGCCTTAGTGGGTAATTACGAGACGATGAAGAAGTATGGCGTTGTTGTTAACGCCACTGTTATAGCAACTGAGGCGATGAACAGAGGGCTGGCGAAGAGTGGAGACCAGTTGTCTGCTGCGGATAAGGCCGCTGTAGCTTATGAGCTAATACTCAAGGGTAGTGCAGCCGCCGTTGGTGATATGGGTCGGACTATGCACGGGTATGCCAACACTTTGAAGCAGTTTAAGGCTACGTTGGAAGAGACAGCTACTACTGCTGGCAATGTGCTTTTGCCTGCCATGACACATATATTAGATACCGCTAATACTAAGGTCGAGGAGTTCACCGAGCAGTTGGCTAACTGGGCGGAAGCTAATCAAGTGTTAATCAATCAGAAGGCCGATGAATACATAAAAAAGATTCTCCGTACGTTGGAGACTGCGTACAAGATAGCAGAATCTGATGCTGCAAAGTTTGGCGTTATGGGTTTAATCGGCTATAGATTGTTTGGGGTCGCTGGCGCAAAGGTGATTATGGCTATTGAGGCAGCGAATCTCCTTATAGAGAAGTATAACAAGCTTACGAACAGCGCGGTTCCAGGCATGATTGGTGGTTCTCTGGATGCGTTAGGTCAGCTATGGGATGGACTACTTGCGGCTGGTAATACTACCCTCACTACCGCTACGGCGGTGTTCAACGTGTTGGACGCGGCTACTCGCATAAAGCTCTTCGACGAAAATGGTGTTACTAACGCTAAGGAATTCAAAGGATATCTTGATGACGCCGCACGAGCACTGGGTTTGATGCCTCCACTGTTTGACGATATGGAGACCGGGTTTACG